AAGTAGCATTAGCTATTGTTAAACAATGTGAAGTTGATGCTGCTAACTTTTTGCGTAAAGGTCGTTGGACAGGTATTCCTTTTATGGGTAGCATTAAAGTTCCTGATGTTGTTAAAATGTCTAATACACCAGAACAAAAACAACTTATTGATGATGCTATTCATACTGTTACTAATGAACAGTTTGTAATGTTTAGAAGAGAGCTTGCTTATAATAATGAAAAGCGAGTTAAAGCTACTAGATATTATAACTATGTTTTAAGTATGGCAGTTGCTAAGAACAGAAATCTATTTAAGAAACTATGTAAAGAGAAGGGTGTTGGATATGCTCGTATTCATTTCTTTCTTATTTCTAGTATTACTGCTATTGAAAACGAATATGTTCCTGTAGAAGATGAAAACGGTAACTATTGATAGCTTGCTTGTTGTTGATGATACAGGAATGCCTAAGGCTCCTGAACTTCGACAATTACTTGATAGAGATATTAGAACTCTATATACTAGAGATAAATCTCCTGATAAGAAACAATATATGGCTGAAGCTATAGTTATTTATCAGTTAGGTGATCCTAAATCTCCTGCTAGACAATCTGGATTAAGTGAAAGAGAAGCTCTTCAATATGCTATTGAACAAGCAGGTCTTGACAAAGGTTATATTCCTGATTCTCTAGTACTTCGTCTTGTTAAGAGATATGAAGATGAAAATCTTACTGAGGCTGGTCGTGTTGTAGAAAATATACTTCAGACTATTCATAATGTTAATCTTCTTATTAGTCATCTTAATAAGTACTTTAATGACCAACTTGCTAAACCAACTCTGAGCGGTGAAGAATTATCTGTTATGTTTGGTAATATAGCAGCAGTCAAAAAAGAAGCTGGAGATATTCCTTCTATTCTTAAAAAGCTTGAAGAAGCTAAACAAAATTTAATGTACGAACAAGAAACAGAACTTTCTCGTGGAGGTAATGCTGTTTTAAGTTCAATGGACGCTGAAGATAATTAAGCTATGGATAATAGATATAAAGATAACTTTCTTTTCTTTGATGAAGGTCCGCATAAGTATACTGATACTCTTGGGAATGAATATCGCAGTGTAACAACTTTGATTGGCGATTATTATAATCATTTCGATGCAGATTATTGGGCTCATAAGAAAGCTAGAGAACAAGGTAAATCTGAAAAACAAATCCGTGCTGAATGGGATAAAATTAAAGATGAAGCTTGCGAAAGAGGAACTGCTACGCATAATGGTATAGAAGATGCTATTAAAAGTGTTAGTAAGTTTAAAGAAGCTATAAAATACTTAGAAGAAGCAAACTCTGGAAGATGCATTACTATTGCAGATATTCCTGATTTAATACCTAGACCTTTAGATGTTGCAGAATTTAAAACAGCAACTAATAACAAATATCCCGAAATATATAGAGTATTTGATTTCTATACTGAGCGAGGATATACTATATACTCCGAAATTGGAGCATTCCTTATCGACTATCTTATTAGTGGAACTATTGATATTTTTTGTTATCGCCCTACTGATTTTGTAATCCTTGATTGGAAAACAAATAGAGATGGTCTTAAGTTTGAAGCTGGGTATTATAAAAAAGATAAGTCTACAATTCCTAATCAACTAACTAACGAGTGGGTTAAGAAAAAGCAAAATATGCTTCCTCCTCTCAATCATCTTGATGATTGTAATGGTATGCATTATACTATGCAGCTTTCTCTTTATGCCATTATGGCTGAAATCATTTTGGATATTCCTTGTGTCGGGCTAGGTCTTTGTCACATAGGTAGTCCTTGGGTTCTTAATAAATATGGTCAGCCTCTTAGAGATAACGAAGGCTATCATGTTGACCCAGATGGTGAAGAAACAGTTAAATGGTTTAAAATACAATATCTTAAGAATGAAGCTAAGGCACTTCTTAAAGATAGATATTATAGATTGAAAGCTGATAATAAAACAAGTAATCAACAATTAAGTTTATTTTAATATGATTAAAAATGCTCTTTATAGTAAAGTAAAAGAATATGACTTTGAGAAACTATTTAAAAAGAAGGGTTATGCCTATTTTACTAATGGTGCTTATAACCTTAATATTATAGGTGTTCGTGCCGCTGGTCGTAATATAACAAATAGTTTTGACGATGTTCTAGTACTTATTTACAAAAGTCCTAGTGGACAATGGCAGCGTCAAATTTATAATATTACTACAGACCCAGGTAGGTATTATATGCTCAATCCTACTACTCGTAAAGGTACAGCTATTCTTGTTCCAGGTCAATACAGAGGAGCTTATCAAATAGATAAACATCGTGGTAAGTATCTTGCTCTTTGTCAGAAAAAGCCTGTTAAAGTCTATAGAGATAACAACAAAAACCAAATATACGATTGGGATGTTAATACTTTAGACGAGGGTATGTTTGGTATTAATATTCACAAAGCAGGTAAGCTTAGTCAACGTGTTGATACTTGGAGTGCTGGTTGCCAAGTGTTTGCAAGTGAAACTGATTTTAAATGCTTTATGAACTATTGTCAAAAGCAGATACAGAATGGCTTAGGTAAGAACTTTACATATACTTTATTAAAAGAGGAGGAATTATGACTAAATTTGAATATGAACCTAGAACTAAGATGGATTGGTTTCTAGAAATGATTATGGCTTTCGCTTTTGGCTGTGTTGTAGGTGCTGCTACTCTTCACGGTTGTACTAAACAAAGTACCACTGTAGAGAATACTGCAAAGATTGACTCTCTTATTAGTGTTAATGATAGTATAAAGATTAAGGTTGAAAAATTAGATAGTATTAAAGATGCAAAAGTTATTGAGGTTAGTACTCTTGACAACGATAGTACTCTTAAGTTGTTCTACGAGCTGGTGTCAGAATGATAATGCTACAATTTCTTCTACAGGGGAGCTTACTGCTAGTCATGACTCTGTACTCATTGCTTTTGATGACCTTCGTAAAGTTAACGCAAAGATGGTCGAACTTAAGTATGAGAAAGAAATTAATGATTCACTTCGTTCTATTATTAAGAACGATGACATCATTATGCGAGAATACAGCAGTAACGTTGATGCTCTTAAGAAACAAGTTAAACAAGTTAAAAGACAACGTAATATTGCAGTCGGGGGAGGAATACTCGTCACCTTATCCTTGGCTGTCCTCGCAATATTCAAATAAGAATGGAACAGACTGTTGAGAAATATATTAAGGATTATCCTTTTCTTCAATATATAAATGAAGATAAGAGTCATTATAAGCGTGCAAAAGATGCAGGCTATGATGACCCTGATGATTTATTTCTTATTGGAGATTCTGGTGGTTTCCTTCTTAATATTCAACCTGGAGATAGATTTGTAAATACTCATCTATTTACAGAGGCTGCTGACTTCTATCGTAAAAATAAATGTTATACTTTCTTTAAACAAGATAGTGTTCCTCATAGACGTTTTAGAAAGAGAGAAGAGTATCGTCGTAAGCATGGATATACAGCTCCTTGTCTTATGCGTAATGGTGTAGTTCAAGATGTACGTATCACTGGTGGTATGTATAATTACTTGAACTACACTATGATTGAGCAGCTTGATACTAAATCAGCTAAAGCTACAGATAAAGCCTCAACAGGTAGAAAAGTATATGACTTTCCAAAGTTTATTGATGCTCAATTTTGGACTTGGCATATAATGGAATTTGTTCAACGTAATGGTTTTCATCTTATTATAGATAAAACTAGACGTGGTGGATTCTCTTATATTATGGCTGCTGATTCTGCTAACGATTTGAATTTAAATTCTAGAAAAGTTGGTATTCATGTAGCAGCTGATAAAAAGTATCTTACTGCAACTGGAGGTCTTACTGATTTTACAATTAACAATCTACGTTTCTATGAAACTAAGACTCCTTTTGTTAGAGGTATTCTTTCAACTAACTCGGAAAACTTTAGACTAGGTTTTAAACTTCCTAATGGTACTGTATCTCCCAAATCTTGGAATAGTGCTTTGTTTAGTGTATCTGCGATGAATAATCCAGATTGTGCTATTGGTAAAGACGCTATGAAGGTTAAGGTTGAAGAGTTATCTACTATGGATAACTTTGATGACTTTATGTCTGTAACTGAACCTGCTATGAGAACTGGTAGTTATGTTACAGGTAATCTTTTCTGTTGGGGTACTGCTACTTCTGGAAATATGCAAGTATTTGAAACTAACTTTTATTCTCCACAATCATTTGGCTTTATGCCTTTTGAAAATGTTTGGGATAAAGATAGTCGTAATGAATGCTGTGGATATTTCAAACCTTATGCTTGGGGTCTTCAAGGTCAGATTGGTGACCAATATGCAATGGATGAAGATGGTAACTCTAATCTAACCATTGGTCTTCAAATTGCATTTAAAGAAAGAGAACACAAAAAGGCTACATCTAAGACTTTTGCTGACTATATTAATTATCTTGGTCAGTATGCTAATATGCCTTCTGAGTCTTTCAGCTCTACTACTGAGAATCTTTTTAGTAGCGAAGCTCTTATGTCTTGGGAAGAAAGTCTTAGAACAGATAATAGATTTAAGTTCTATGTTGATGGTACTGTTATTGAAGATCCTAATGATAAGAGAAGAGTTATCTTCAAAACTAATGCTAGAATAGAAGCCGAAGGGGGAAAACTTAATCAGGATTTTTATGAGTGGATACAAGGTGTTCCTCGTAAAGGTCATGAACATCCTCATGGTTGCGTTCGTCTTTGGTTTAATCCTATTAAGGTACAATATACAGACAAGGATGGAAATCAAGTTATGGGAACTCCTCCAGGTATTTATTCTATAAGCTATGACCCTGTTGGTGTGAATAAAGAAAATAGAGCTATTACAAATAAGCATTCTCACAATAGTATTAAAGTTTGGATGGAACCTTGTCAATACAATAATTTTAAGCCTGCTCTCGCTGCTGCTTATTATGGTCGTCCTGAAAAACTTGAAGAGGCTGATTGGACATGTTATTTGTTAGCTAGATTATATAATTGTGTGGGTACTACTGCTGTCGAAATTAACAGAGGTGAAACTGTAAGTAACTTTACTAAATGGAAAGCTTTACGTTATCTTATGAAAGATCCTGTAGA